TGTTTCTTTGATGCTTTACCAAACTTCTTCTCTACTAAATCTCTTGTTCGGCTTTCAGGTGTATCAATACCTAACATTCTTACTCTTTGTTTTTTGTATGTCATGCCAAAACCTAAATCGATGTCTACATCTATTGTATCACCATCTACGACCTTGACTACTGAAACTTTATATCTATACATAATAGTTGTGTTGCCTATGCTCCTTCTTTTTCTCCCAATCTTCTATTGCCTTCTTGATAGAATCTTCTGCAAGAACTGAACAATGTAATTTGATTGGTGGCAATTCAAGTGCCTCTGCGATATCCTTATCTTTGACTTGTTTTGCCTCTTCGATTGTTTTACCTCTAAGCATATCAACAAACATAGTTGAACTTGCGATTGCACTTCCACAACCATATGTTTTAAACTTGACATCAACGATTCTCTCATCGTCATCAAGTTTAATCTGCAACTTCATAACATCACCACATGCAGGTGCACCTGTCATTCCTGTTGCGACCATTGGGTCTTTAGGGTCAAATCTTCCTACCGAATGTGCTTGAGGATTATTCAAGACACTTTCGAATCTATCTACTACTTTTTTACTATATGCCATACTGTTATTTATGCAAAGAAAGTATCTAGGCTTGCGACAGGTTCAACATTCCAATTGATTAGTTGAACAATATTCTTTAGTGGTTCAACAAAAGATTTATCAAACTGCATATCATAATCTACAAAACGATGTAAATCAAATTCTCTAGGCAGTGATGATGTGAATGAGATTACATTCTCATTGATAGGGTTTGGTGTTGTTAGATATGTGAAATGTATCTTCTCACCATTCATGATAGGTTCATATCTCTTTTCTAGATTCATCTCTTTGAGTCTATGATTGTAAAGTAAAGACCCACGAACATGAATCGGTGTGCCTTTAGAATAGATATGTGTAGAGTCTGCATACTGAATCAGACCTTTACACCCTCTAGGGAATGCAACATCTTCTGGCGGAAGTTCTCTGAACTCTTTACGAGATGTTTCTACAAAGTCCCATAGTTCTTGTTCTGTGCCACGCATGACAATCTCTAGACCTTTCTCTAGTCTTCGTCTGACCCATAGTGGTGTAGATGACTTTGCAGTTTCGATACCCATGAGTTTGAGTTTAGGTTCTTCTAGTCTTACACCCTCATTGTCATGAACATTTAGAATGTATCTTTTCTTTGCAGTCCAGATACCTTTGTCTGCAATAACTTCTCGACCCATTTCCATTTTCTGTTGAAATGCGTTTACATAATCTGCAAGTTCTTCGAAACCTTCATCAAGAACATCTTCAATCTTAGACTCTGCCTTAGATAAGAAGTCAATAATTTTGTTTCTATCTGTTTCACCTGGCATGACTGTATTCACAAACTTATCCATTGTGAGATAGATTGAATCAGTATCGATTGCGATTACATAATCTTCATTGTCTGTTTTGAGTATTTGATTTAGATATCGATTGACAATCTTCTCTGACCATTTGATAACTAATTGACCTGAGTATGTGATTGCCTCTGCAAGATTAGGGTCAAAGAAAGCAAAGTATTGATTCGCCATAGAACCATACGCTGAGTTCAATGCAATCTTTCTTACTTGTTGATTGTTGTATGCCCTCTTGATAAGTGTTGAAAGTTCTTTGAGTCTCTTCGCATCAGTAGTCTTTTCTTTTTCTTTCTGATACTCAATCATCTTTTTCTTCCATGCCTTTCTCTCGTCATACATGACTTCCATAATCTCAGGAAAGAAACCTTGTTTATCACGAGAGAACATTACACCATTAGGTGCAACACATGTATTGAGTTTCTTACAGATAGATAAATCACTTTTCATATGCAACATAGAATCTACGGTGACATCTTGTTTCTGACCTTTAATCATTTTCTCAGGTGAAATGTTCCACTGCATAATTAAGTGAGGATATAGAGAGTTCAAGTCAAATGACATGACCCAATTATGACCACCAACGATTGGTTCTTTTACATACGCACCTGCAATTTGATGAGTCTTGTTCTCATGTTTCTTTTGTGGTGGTGTTTGAACTCCTTGTTCTTTTAAGAAGTTATAGATGATAGTTTCCCAATACTTCACCATGCCGAATGTGTCAATGTAATTACACTTGGCATCATATGCCATTGCCTGAGTCAAGTCTAAGAAACCTAGTTTGTCTTCTAGTTCTTCTACGAGAACAACATCACGAACATTATATTCAAGATACTTTGCATAGTTGTTCTTATATAAAGTATGAAGTGACCCATACTCTGAGTAGTCTAGTTTCTTTTTGCCTAGTTCAAAGTGTGCAATGTAATCTAGTTTGTATGATTCTTGATTATGAAATGTAGACCTTTTGTATAGTTCTAGATAGTCAACTACATTGACACCACTCAAATCAAATACTTGATTCTTTTGATAACCATAGTTAGTAAACTCACGAACATTTGACATACCCCATGGTGATAATTTTTTGTGAGTGTCTTCGCCGAATAATCTATCAAGTCTATTACAAAGATATGTAATATCAAAATGGTTTACATTCCAACCTGTGATAATATCAAACCATTCTTCTCGCCAATACTTTACGAACTTCATCAACAAGTCTTGTTCGTTTGAACATTCGTAGTAGACTACATCTGATTCTGTTTGCCATGGACCGATACCAAAAACAACACATGATTTGCCAAATGGTTTGATTGATATTGCATTTACTTTCTCGATTGCCTGCATTGGTTCTGGAAAACCATTCTCTGATTCACACTCAATATCGAGTGTCGCAATCTTAATTAGACTAGGGTCAAACTCTATCTTGCCTTGAAACTTATCTGATATGTAAGTATAGATGTATCTATCATAACCATGAACTTCGAAACCATCGATGTTCTGATACTTATCTTTGAACTTACGAGCGCCACCCATTGAGTTGAGATTGACAACTTCAAGTGGTCGACCATCGAGTGCCTTGTAAGGCGATGCGCCTTTCTTCGATGGTATATAATGATTTGGTCTATATGATACAGAAAGTTTTTGTTTCTTTCCGTTTTGATATCCTATTGCAAGAATTTTATCACGAGACCGGCAGACATTAGTGTAGAAATCCATTATGTAATTATACTAAATGGAGTCTATTCTGTCAATGTTCTTTTGTGTTCGAAATCGAAATTATTCAAGGCGGCAGACTTGATATCTGACCAATGTGCGATTTGAGCTAATTCATCTTCTACAGTTTTCATTGTATCTGGATGTTCTGCTACACCACTTGCGTTCTTTGTTAAAATTTCTATATTTACTTTGTGTTTTTCTATCATCGCATCAGCTTGTTTTACCTGAGCGCTGAGAACTTTATTCATAAAATCAACCATACTATTTCCTCACTTGTCCTCTAATCGAGTTATTTCCTGTCGCAATCTTAAAATTAGTTTCGAGTTGCGGCTTCGCTTCAAATACTGTTTGTATAAGTCCTTTTTTGATAACGAAGGTGTATTCTTTGGCAAAGGGAATCCATGGCGCCATATTCGTTTCCATGTTTCCATCTTTTACCTCCGATATACAAATGTGGGCATCTTCGATACGATAATCTCCGTTCCAAAGTTTCTTTACCCAACCAATTAAAACTTCACCTGTATCTAGGCGTATACAATTAACTTTCACAAGCGAGAACCAGTTCCTGTAATTCTTTACTTCTTCTGCCCACTTGTCCATACCATCTTGAATCTTCCATTTGATTTGACATTTCTTGCCAATCACTAACTGAAACTGCATACAACATATTTCTAAATTTACCTAAACGATTTGCACCTAGGTTGAAACACATATTCACTAGAACATGTTGAATGTCTTCTGGAAGATTATCAAAATCTATATTATTATTTTCACAAACATGTAATGTTTCTTCAACATGTTTATCAAAGTCGTCTGCATAGTACATGTCTACTACTTCTTGCGAGACTGGTGTGCCTGCTGGTTCACCAAACTCTTCATCATCTTCTCTAATAAGATGACCAACCCCTAAGGTAAGATACCCTAATGAGTCTTCGTAAATTTCGAGGACTTCACCCTCATGTCTTTTAATTTGTTCTTTTAATAATTCTATATTCATAGTTGTCTATACTCTCCTGAGTCCTCAAATGTTGCTACATCTTTAACTG